CCTACAAGGGTGAGGGGTGCTACCTAAAGCAGCCTGATGGATCCTTCCTCCCCCCTGCCACCTTCTCTGGTGAGGGCTGGATGGTTATCCTTGCAGGCACCAGGTCCATATCCGGCACATCAGGCGGGTTGTCGGTCAACACTACCCTGCACCCGGTTGACCTCATTGGGCTCGACGTAGCCACGGATCAGGTAAAGATCGACATGATGATCTCCGATTCATCCAGGATTGATCCCGGGCCGGGCAGCCAGTTCGAGCTTACGAGTTCCGGCTCATTTGATGATGAGGAGCTTCACTATGAGAGCATTCATGCTCTGGTGTCCAATGCATGGCAGACGTTCACGTGGAATCTATCAGACTTCGGCACCACTGGGGTGAATCCGTTCAACCCCCGTGCGCTGGACTACATCCGGGCCTACATATACATTACCGCTGGGGCCAGCGTGACCCTCTCTTGGAGGAACCTACGGATCTACCGTGCTGACCCGTACACCTTGGGTGCTGGGGTCATTGACTCCTGTGAGAAGACCATTACTGACTGTAAGCGCCACAACAACATCGCACGGTTCGGGGGATTCCCGAGTGTGCCAGCGAGGAGCGTGTTCCGTGTCGGTAGGTAGCATAGCCATCAGGGATCTGGCTCAACAGGCCCTCACGTTCAAGTACGCTGAGGGTGGGCGCGACCCATCCACCGGGTTTGACTGCTGGGGCCTTGTCCATTGGATGCTGTGTCAGCTTGGGCATACTATCCCTGACTACACTGATGATAAGGTGTGCTCAGTCAATGGCTATAGCCGTTTTATCGAAGAGTACCACAAGTACGGGGTGGAGATCGACCGCAAGGATGCCAAGCCGGGGGATGTTCTGTTCTTCCGTAGGCATGGGCTGGCTGGCCATGCAGGTATTCTGCTTGATAAGGGGAAGTTCATACACTGTAACAAGGCTGGGGTTCAGGTATCTAGGCTCAGTGACCAGTACCATGCCAGGACGCTTACTGCGGTAGTTAGGATACATGATGATAACCATTAAATACGTACCTAATGTACTCTCATGTAATGGAAGGTTGGTGTGGGCCGTCCCATGTGCCGAGCCCATGAGTGTGTCATCGGTCTTGGGGGGTAAGTACGCATCGGACCATATGGTTGTTAGCTCACGCCACGGCAATATACCAGTAGATGAATTTGACACCACCCTCGTGAGGAATGGAGACGCACTCGTTGTCACGCCATGCACGAAGATTGAGTGGGTAGCTTACTTCATCCTATTCGTCGTTATTATGGTGATGGCGATGGTTGCGATGCAGCCAGGGGATGAGGACATTGGCCCCATGACCAATGACTCGGACTTCAATAGATCCAGTACATACGGTTGGGATGGGGTACACTCCACTGCCGACACCGGCATACCCGTGGCTGTTATATATGGGACCCACATGGTCGGCGGGAACTATATCAACATGTTCACCGAGAACAGGCGTGGTGATAGCTGGCTGTACGTCCTGCTTGCCTTGGGTGAGGGCCCTCTCGACTCCATAGGTGGGATCACAGAGGATACAGACCTGGCTGATCTTTCTGTCATTGGTGATAGGATAAAGATAGATGGGAACCCCCTGGAGAACCTGGATGATGTCGAGGTGTATGTGAGGATGGGGAGCGATGACCAGGCTATTATCCCCTACTTCGATAGAGTACACTCGCGTACCGAGCTGGATGTTGAGCTTGACAGGGGGGATGAATATGAATTCACCACCAAGACAGCAGATGTTGAATCCATAGAGATGTCTCTTACGTCACCATCCCTGCTGCATGTGACTGATGACGGAGATGAGCAGAAGGCTGAAGTTGGGCTCAAGTTCGAGTACCGTGTGCATGGCGATGTTGACTGGATCACTGCGGCTGATGCAGATGGATCGCCGGAGACCAATAGATTTATCCATGGTGAATCGTATGTAAGGTATATACTATCCGATAAGTCACACAGCGAGGTCAGGGCCAGGTTTATAATAGATGGACTTCCTGAGAACCAGTATGATGTTAGGATAACCAAGCTAACGAGGGATACCAATCTATACTATAAGACGACCATTAAGCTGACGGGTTATGATGAGATACGCAACCTCGGGGTAAACTACTCGAACACTGCGTTGCTAGGCCTCAAGGTCAAGGCCACGGAGCAACTGAGTAATGATGTGAGTGATGTCGCTGTTATAGTTGGTGGCCTCAAGGTGGATACCAATCCGGCAGGTAGTGGGACGGACGCGCTGAGCTCCAATCCTGTTTGGTGCCTATATGACCTACTCACGAATACCAGGTACGGCATCGGGTCGTTCATCAACCAGGACCACATGGATCTAAGCCTGCTCCAGGAGATGGCTGATTACTGTGATGAGCAGGTGGATATAGAGGGGGGCGATGACACGGAGGATCGTTTCAGTCTGGATCTTGTGCTCGACCAGAGCAAGGGGGCGTTGGATACTATCCTGCATATCTGCAATATGTTCAGGTGCTGGGCTACTTACTCCAGGGGGACCATCCGCCCTATCATAGATAAGATAGATGACCCCGTGGCCCAAGTCAACGTTGGCAGCACTATCCATGGCAGCTTCGCCGAACGGTGGGCTTCCATGAGGGATACCATCAATGTCATGGAGGTCCAGTTCCTGGATGAGGACAATGACTATACCCGCGAGACGCTTGAGGCAGAGTACGCCCCATCAATCATAGCAGGCGGCCCTATCAGGAAGCGCACCTCGTTCATGCCTGGGATCACCCGCAGAACCCAAGCCATGCGCGAGGCTACCTACCAGTTAAAGAAGGCGCAATTAGCCATTCGCACAGTGAGTATAAGGATGGCTATCGAGGCAATTACGTGGATGGTTGGCGATCTGGTCGATGTCCAGCACGACCTGCCGCAGTGGGGCTTGTACGGTGGCCGTGTTGCTGGGGGTGGGGCCTCCACCATAACCCTCGACCAGGACATTACCCTTGACCCATTGGCTAGCGGTGAGACCGCCCATGTAGTCAGGGTGTGGCACAACGACGACACCTATGAGGAGGCTACCATCACGAGCCCAGCTGGCACCTATGCTGCTGGAGACGCCATCTCTGTGGATGACTGCCACATAGTTGGCTCGGAGGACCTTAGCGCAACATGGAACAAGAATCCAGAGGAGTTTGAGCGCTACTCTATCGGCGTTGACACATCTGTCTGCAAGCCGTTCCGGTGCATGGGCATCAGGCGGGCCAGCAATGGTGAGGTGGATGTGGATCTGGAGGAATACCAGGCGGCTGTCTATGACTCTTCCGGCGTGTTCGTCGAGGCCACGCAGTACTCCAACCTCCCGAACCCACTCACTATACCTCCAATCGTCCTGGACCTGACGGCAACAGCCCGGCCCTCATACTACCCCAAGATCGCCCTCTCCTATGAAGTGGATGATGGTGAGCCCACTGGCCCAAACTACCTCCATGATCATGTCGAGGTATGGATGTCCAGGGATGGTGGGGACTCGTACGAGCTGCATGGCACGACAAAGGCCACCCCATACTATGTTGAGAACGTCTGGCCGACCAAGACCTACACGTTCCGCCTCATCTCCATCAGCAAGTGGGGCAGGCGGTCGGTTGACGCCAACAGCCCCACGGTGTCGATCACACCACAGCCTGGGACGCCCCCGAATGTCAAGGGTCTGGAGTTGAAGGGGCAGGGCAATGACTTTGTATTCACTGGTAGGGATGTGGTATTCACATGGAAACATGCCCGCTCTCTGACCACGGCAAACCAGCCAGTTGGGGCTGAGCCGTTCGGTGCGGGCACGGGCACTCTTGATCCGAACATCGACCACTACCACGTCAAGATATGGAACTACACGGTTGATCTGGGCAGGGAGTTCGACATCAAGGATAATGTGTTCTCCTATCTATATGCCATGAACAAGCAGGACATGGGCACACCCCAGAGGTCATTCCACATCTACGTGTGGGTTGTGGATAAGTATAACCAGTGGTCTGATGTAGCCCACCCGGCACATATTGAAGTGAATAACCCGAGGCCAAGCCCACCTAGTAACGTTAAGGCGAGTTTTTACGCCATATATCAGTCAG